ATTTTACCTCTTTGTGTGTCTAGCCGACGTTTCCGAACTTACAGGTGACGGCACACGCTAAATTATTAGCCTCTTAAATTTTTAAGAGATGATTGTGTAACTTGGGATTAGTTTACACGCCTCAACGACACCATTGAGGAGATCCAGCCCTGTGCTTCAGGATCTAGATCCCAATCATTAATAGAACCTTTTATTGGGTTCTCTGGTTCTCGGTATGGAATTGGTATTGTCATGCCATTGAGGGAGTCAATTACTGCTTCCTTAGGGACATAAACATTATCTGCACTTTCTATAGGGCGCATACCACCGATGATATAATCCTTTAAGCGGAGGATATCTTCATCGGTTGGAACCAATTCGAGCTCGGCATCGAAGCTTGATGCTCGACGGAAAATATTAATTTCCTTTGTGACGAACTTATCTAACACTTCCGATGGTGTAGGTAAACCTTCGTCTCGGGCTGGGAGTATTTCTTCCAACTCGATGCTGTCATTAGCGACTAACATACCGATACGGATAGCCGTTAAACGATCAATTACGTCGGCGATATCTCGCCGTGACATGTAACCGCACTTATTTATATAAGCACGGACATCTGAACCCCTCACAGTGTATGATTTCATAGACTGGAGTTCTTCAGCAAATTCGCTGAAAGATCGCAACTTTTTTGCAAATGCAACAGTTGCGATGTTCATATACTGAGATTGAATTATATAACTCATCGGGTCAATTAACCCTCTTACAGTATTGCCGGTGGACATCCTCCTGAGTAAGAAATCTAACGCAGGATGGTATTCGCACCCAATGGTTGTAACACGAGAGAAAATCCTAAAGTAGGTTGGGTCTACCTTCTCTAGGAGAAACTCCCAAAGTTCCTCGACTTTCCCTGGCCAGGGGAAGCCATGTCCTCCATACTTTCGTGGGAGGAAGACCAGAGGGTCCTTTGAGATCGTCCCTGCCATCGCTGACAGGAAACGATCCCTCGCGATCAGTTTCATATCGCCATATGGGAACCAGAGAAAAACTCGTTCCAAGGCATTTGCCTTACCGATCGCTGGGTTTCTCGCTGTTGGATCAGCGAGATTTGACTGTACCCCAAAAGGGGAAAGCAAACGTAATTTGATTATATCCACGTGGAGTCCATCCTCGTAATCCGTTTGCCACGGTGATTTACCACAGCCAAATGCTTCTTCTACGAGTTCTATAACTTCCTCGCAGAAGAAATTGCAGACGTTTGAAAATAAACTTTTCTGCATTTGAATGATGTTACCATATTCCCTATGCTTATCAAGTAAGGAAAGGTAGAACTCCCTCCTGCAACAGACGAACACGTCGTCTCCTGCAATGAGGGTATAAGGTACTTCCTTGAACTCTTTTACTGTTAGTGCGTGAATAACAGCGCTCGACATACAAAGTAGTTCCTTAGTTCCGGGGTTTCCCATTAGTAATCCGTTAGTTTGTACGATTATATAATGGCCAACCCTATCATTCTCATCGGGATAGACTTCTATTACCCGATCGCGCATCATAACGCTTAGAGCAGTGAAATAATAATTTCGCTCATATAGGTCGTCACAGAAGAATCTAATTGTCTTCTCTCCAATGTGGCGAAGGAAACCTCTATTAAGGTTGTTAGAGGCTCCTGTTAGGTCAAATGTACCTAACCCTTCTCCGTCGTAGTTCCAAGCATTTCGCTGGAGGGCTACGCATGCATCCCAGGCTTTGTATGTCCTGGTGAATGCGGACCATAAAGGTTTATAACACTTATAAACGTCCGCCAGGAAGTGAGCAAATGGTTGAATGAAGATTGTGACAAAGTCCTCCTCCATTGTAACCCATCTGACCTTATTTCCCGGTTCCACTACTGCGTGGGCCCGGGCTTGTATCCTCCTTCCTGTGTCTCGGACGGCGTCCTGAGCGGTATAATAATACTTACCCCTCAGGTACCCCGCGTCAATGCATTTCTCATAAGAGAGCTGCAACAGCTGCAATGGCAACTCCGAGTCAAGCCCAAATATGGGCTCTTCTATGCCTATGTTCGAATCCTCTCCTGACATAAATGCCAGAGTTAGGGTGTTTTGCCCAAACTCGGAGCGGAACGAACTAGACATAAAATATGGAATATCTTTGGATAGAGGTGCCGCACGGCATAAAGTCCATGATTTAGGGACAAACTCCTCCAGCTCATAGGGAGCACCAAAGATAGTTTTCTTTCCTGTGACCGTGCATTTTGACGGTGTAAGTACATAACATTGCATGTACTCTCGCAGGAAGTTCACCATACGCCCTCCCTCTGAACGCGTCGCCTGGTAGCAGGCGCTTGCGGAAAGGGAGATATGTGGGCGTCTTTTTGGATCAAACCCATAAGATCCAAAGATGCCGTCGAGGCAGTTATCCACAATTGTGTATTTATCTGCCCCATACGACCACATACGGGATAGGTGATTTCGCCACTCGCGGAATTCCGACATCCATCGTTTGCTGTTTAACGGTGGCGGTGGCAGACCACGTGTTTGGCACAATGTGCCAAACCGGGTCAATAGTCGCTTACCCAGTCTTCGACCGAGCATCAACCTAACATTTGCTAGTTTGAGCCATGGGAGGGTTTCGAACCATATATGGCCGAAAGTACCCTTTGAACCCCCTGGCAGCCCAATGGGAAAGGAGTTTTCTCCTTGCTCCAAGGTGTTTGCAGACCAGTGCTTAATGAAGAGACTAAATTTCTTCCAGGTCTTGCAAAAATTGTCATACGAGATGACAGCGGTGCATATGCACCAGCGCCACAATTTTTTGTGGAGCGGTGTGAGACTGTTCCCCACCAATTCAGGTGTGGAAACGAGGAGGCAATCCTCTACAGCCCGCCAAGCTAACACTAGGCGCTTGGCTTCAGCGGCACTTAGCCTGCTGATTTTACTGAGTATATCCTCAGGTAGAGAGAACCTACCAGTGTAAGTTACCCTCAAAATCTCTTTACGTTGGTCCTCGCTAAATCGTCGGGAAAAGAGTTTCGAAACCCGGCGACCGCTCGCATCATAGAACGTTCCTATGATTGTTCCATGAAATGCTGGCAAACTCCAAGGGTCCGGAGACACCTTGGTCGTTGGCCAGACCATAGCAGACAAATC